GAAAACTTTTGTGGGGTTGGAGAACGCGTTCCCAACTTAAACGGTGTTGTGTGTCCCTAACATGTCGAAGAAAGCTACGACTGCCAAGCGCCCGGAACGGGGGCGTAAAGGAAAGGGATCGGACACGAAGGCTGCCGATAGAGGCGCCCCGGCGGAGACTGGTCAGGCTCCGAACGGAAAAAAGGTCACTGACAAGAGACGTGCCGATGGAGGCGCAGTTTCGCCGCCGCCGGGCCCCTCGCCAGGGTCCACGGCGGTTCCACCATCTCCATCTTCTCCTCCGCCGAAGAAGGCTGCGAGGGCGAAGGCTCCGGTCGCATTTGCGATCGGTGTCAACGCCAATGACAAGGTGTGTCTTGACTACGGGTTTTCAATGGGTTGGAAGATCCGTCCGTCACGCAATGTCCGCTGGAACGACCATAGCATCTCTGCTATGAGTCGGGATGTTGCGCTCCTGAGCGTGCTTGAGAAGGAAGCAGCAGGGAAGAAACACCTCGAGGTTCTCGACTGGTTCGGGAGCCCTCGCAACCTCAAGTTCGAAAAAGCGATCCCCGGATGCGTTGTCGAGTGGACCCTCGGTCCCGACACACCAATCGCCGGAGACGCCGCTCGGACGGTCCGTGATGCTCGGGTGCCGTTGGCCCCCGGGCAGAAATTTGATCTGGTCGTCGTCCAGGACGTCTACCAGTTTGGAACTGGGCCCAGAGACAGGCTTGACCCCAAAGCGGTCAAGGAGATTCTAGAGTTCTCTCGCACCGGTCGTTGTTATGTCATAGCCAGGATGTTCAACGGCCACGCCGGTGCGGACAATTTCGGAGTTGAGAAAAAGGAGATGGTGTGGTTCCGTGAGGGAGGTCTCATAGTTGCCTCACCGGAGCCACGCGGGCAGTGGTATGCCCCGCACCCCGACATCAACTGGGTCCAGATGCGCACCCGTGATGGAATTGACTCGTCGGAAGTAGGGAAATTCGGGCCCTACGCGGTTTTTCGTCTCGCCCGAGCGAAACGGAATGCCCAAAAACTGGTCGGGTCGCCCCCCGTGGTCGGCGTCGTGGAAAAGATGCTGATTAGACGTCCAGGTGTTTTCGGTTTTGCAGCCTACGCCTACAACGTCTTCACCGGGGGGGGCTACCTCGTGCATACGCATACCTATTCTGTCCTGGCCTCGAAGTTCAGCCTCAAGGTTGCTTCGGGGCAAATCCTGGACGCAGCTAAACACGCCGTTCAAGAGTCGGTCCGTAATGACCCTGAGATGGGAGCCCTGTTGCTCCGAGCTCCGGATCGATTCATGAACATCGTGGATGACACCACGCTCGCCGTATTGTACGGCAGACGCACGCGGCAGACGCACGCTTACTATGGCATGCGTCGCGACCATCTAACGATTGAATCGCTCATCGTTGGTCTCCGCGGATCCACCATGAAGTCGGGTACATGGTGGACGACCGCCGGCCTTTTGGCCGGCGCCGCTGGGCTGGGTGTCTTCTTGTTGCGAACGGGTCTCCCCTTCCGCGAGATCGGTCTTTTGGCCACTTCGGCCGCTTGCGCTCTGCCAATGCCGTTGCCTTCCGGTGCCACGTGTATCTTGAAAGCGACGGACTTGGACTTCCTGTTCCTTAGGAAGTCGTTGGCTTGCTTGAATGCATTGAGCGCGTGCGCTGAAGAAATGTTCGGTCTCGTCACCCCGGAGGGCAAGATGGTGATGGCTGTCGGTGAAGTGTTGCTTTATTACAGCCAGGGTGTCCCGCTGGTCCACCGTGTGATCCCATTCCTCGTTCACATGGTCAGTTACCGCCTCGTCAAGGAAGGTAGCGTGACCAGTAAGCTCACAGCAATCGCGGTCCATGTCGGTTGGAATATTTTTGTTTCACTGTATGGACCGCTGGCATTGGCGTGCAACTCTGCTGCGTCAACTCTACCCGGGTTGGTGCTGCTAGCGCTGTTCGCTGCCACCAGGCGCCGGTCGCGGGTTATCCCCGACCGCTGGAACGTCTTTCTCCAGATATACCGTCACGGTGGGCTCGTTGAAGCCCTTCCGGGAGTCGTCAGCCCCATACCCCCTGGGCTGGCTTTCCCAGCCTTCCAGTCTCGGCTGGAGGTCTGCGACTGGCCGCTTCGCGGGTCGATCACGATCCGACTCGACGGAGTACCGGTCAGCCCCGAGACGGCTTTGCGTTTGACCTATGAGGACGACGGCAAAAACGCCCTCTACCCGGTCCTGGTGACGAATCGCCTGCTGTGGACTCCTTCCAATACCGCGCGTAACCTCCTCGTGGCCCTGTTAACCCGTACACATCGGGACCCGTTCTCAGGGCGCACAGATCGTGATGTACGGCACGCGCGGTGGGAGGAGCTGGG